AAAGTTTAATAAAACCTCCAAAATTATTATTATCAATTCCGGGTTTTATTTTTCTTAATTGTTGAATAATTAGTGGAGGATTTTCCAAACTATAATTATTATTTAATATATCTTTAATAATTTTTTTTTCTTCATATTTTTCATCTCCACTATAACAAGCAAAAAAGGGTTTATCATAATCATTTTCATTCATATTTAATTCATAGATTCCAGATGAATTTTTTTTAATTTTTATTTCAGCAAAACCATTATGTTTCAAAACTAATTTAAATATACCAATACCTTCTAATGTTTTAAATTGTGAATATAATAAATGAATACCCATTAAATCTGGTTCATTTAAATTTTCTAAAATATTTAAAAATTTTGGACTTAAATCTTTTAAACTTTCAGGTACTAAATATTTAGATCCTTCTATATCAAGTTGATTATATGCTTTTGCAATCAGTTCATTATAATTATGTGTTTTTGATTCACTTAATTCTTTTTCAATTTTTGGCGAATCACTATCCTCTAATTTATTATCAGATGCCTCTATTTTTTCATCTATATTTACATTATCTACAAATGTTTCATCTAATGTTTCACTATCTGCTACAGAATCTAATGTAGATTCAATTGTTCCTCCTTTACTTGGAATTGGTCGTTTTATTGTATCTGGAAAAACAAAATTACAACACATACGAGAAAATAAACGATATGTTGAGACATTTTCACTATATATTTTATCATCATTTACTTTATTTTTTTTTATTAATTGCTTCATTTTTTTACTTTCTGCTGTCATTTCTTTAATACGTGCATCTGCATAAACATTAAATTGATGCTCACTCATTTCAATATTTATTAATTCTAAGTCTTCATCTTCGTTATATTTTGGCATCAATTGTTCTTGAGCGCTACGGAAATAAGATGTTAAACCAACTATTCTTCGTTTAAATAAAATTTCATTACGTATATTATCATTACTATCTATAAACAATTCTTTAAATTCTTTAAACCCATCTGGTAATGCTAAATTATTTATAATTTTATAAGTAAAATCAAATGAATTAGATTTAAATAAATCTATTATTTTTGTAAAAAATTCTATTGTTGAAAATTTAATATCTGAATAAACAACTTTATTATTTTCTTTATTGATAAAACTAAAGGGATTTTTAATTATTTTAAGTATTTTAAATTTATTATTATAATCAATAATATCTATATGATCTTGAACATTTTCTTTTGTTAACATTTTTTTAAAATAATCTAAATTAAAACTAGCTTTAACACTATTAAATTTTATTTCCAATGTTTTAATATAACCTCGCAAAATATTGCATGTTATTGCTATTTCATTTGGAAAATTGATAATTGGAGTACCTGTTAACAAAATTATTTTACAATTTTCAGCATCCATTAATTTTTGATAAATTTTAACAATAAGTGATTTACTATTTTCGGAAATATTTAATTTATTAACAATACGGCTTATAAAATTATGGGCTTCATCTATAATAATAACTTTATTATTAAATGGATTATTATTTGGATCATTTAAATCAACTGAAGTAACTGTTTCTATTTGTGTTTTAAAATTAGGCGCATTATATGAAATAAATGAGTATTTATATTTTATCATTAATTCTATTTGCTCATTTAAAATTTTTTGTTCAGTTGGTGTTAAATTATCATAATTTGCTTCTTTACTAGCATTAACCATCCAAGCACCATTATTTTTATTTATAAAATTTTCAGGTAATTTTAATAAAACACTTAAAGGTTTAATATATTCAGGATTTTTTAATGTATTAATAAACTCCCAATATTGATTTTTTTTATAAAGAAAATCTCCACATTTTTTTAATTCATCAATATAATTTTGTTTTAATGCAGCAGGCATAAATACTAATATTCGCATTTCATCTTTCAAACCTTCTGTTATAGCAATAGATGAACAAGTTTTTCCTGAACCCAAACCGTGATATATTAATAATCCCCTATAAGGTGTATATAAATTTATATAACGTGTTATTAATTCTTGATGAGTAAATAGTTTAAAACTATTATCTTTATAATTATCACAATCAATTACAATTTTTCCATTTTTAATTTCTTCTTCTTCTTGTAATAATTTTTCTTGATATGGTTTAAATAATTCTTCTATAAATTTGATATATGTTTCTCTATTTTCTAAATAATAAGAATCTGTTTTAATAGTTGGTTTTTCAATATTAATTATTCTATTCTTAATTGCACTATCTCCAATTAACATTTCTTCATCAATTATAAATTCATTGTCTATAGTATAATCTTTCGGTTTTAATGTTTTTGGTTTTTCTGTAATTCTTGAAACCGGTTTTTTTACAGAAGCTTTTGTTTTTTCTTTTTCTAATTCTTTAGTTATGACTATCTTTTCTAATGGATCTTTTAAACTAATTTCTATTATAGTATTTTCTGTTTTATAACCTTGAGGAATACTTTCTAAAACTTTCTCTTCAATTAATTCTAATTCTTTAGTTTTATCTATTAATTGATTTTTTGGAAGTAATTTACTCATAAAATCATTATATTGCTTTTTTGAAAACTTATCTCTTTCATCAATAATTTTAGAATCTAAAAATTCTTCTTCACTTTTACTTTGTGCAAATAAAAAAGTATTTTTAGTTTTATCGTATTTTTTTGGTAATGGTTTAACCAACATACTATCTAATAATTCTTCATTCATAATAGTAATTTATATAATATTATTATTTTATTATTTCATTTTAACATATATTATATTTAAACATATAATTTATTTAAATTTAAATATGTATTTTTTCTTAAATAATAAATAAATTATTTATTATAATTTTCAATCAATTTAATAGCCATATCACATGCGATTTGTTCTGCTTTTTTTTTAATTTTATGCTGAGCTTTTGTTAAAAATACTAATAAATTAGAATTTGTTTCTAATTTTTCATGTATAGCTTTAAATGATTTTAATTTATTAAAATCATATGCATCTTTAATATTAGCATTATGAATATTTTGTCCAAAACAAATATAAACTCCCATAATATAAATTTTATCATTTAAATCATTATCATTAATATTATTATTAGTTGTTTCATTTAGTTCTACATATTCCGGTGTTATTTTAAATTCTTTTTGTATAATAACTTGTAATTTATTTTTATAATTATCATCATTAATTATTAATTTAGTCCAATCTACATGTTTTTCAAAAACATTTTCAACAAATATTTGTGCAAATTGTAATCCTGGTCCACAATTAAATATATTTGCAAACCATTCATGTTCATCTTTTACGTTAACTCTATTGAAATCTAAAAATATTGCACCTATAAATGCTTCAAATAAACATCCCAATTTTTTAAGATTATTTCTAATATTTTTTTCTTCAGCGTGTCTAGAAATTATATAATAATTATGTAATCCCAATTCGTAAGCTAATTTTCCAATATGCTCATTTTTTACTAATGCAATTTTTTTTTCTGTCATAAATCCTTCATCTGCTTTAGGAAATCTTTTATATAAATAATATTTAGTAATACATTCAAGAACTCCATCACCGATAAATTCTAAACGTTCATTTGATTTACTTTTTAAAGGCAAACAATCATCTGGTTTTTCCATAATAATTATATTTGCTTCTTCATTTTCTATTTTAGGTCTTTTTGTATATGATCTATGAATAAATGCTCTTTTATATAATTCAATATTAAATGGTTTAGTAAAAATTCCATATTTGCTTAATATGGAAACAATATTATTTAATTGTATTTCTTTATTATTATTATTGTATGGATTAAATATTAATTCTTCATTAGTAATAATATTACTTATATTAGTAATATTATTATTTTCTTCATCATTAGATTCATCTTCAGAATTAATATCTTTTATTACTTCATTTACAAATTGTGACATTATTTATTATTTAATAATAATTAATAAATTTTTAAATAACAATTTTAAAATATTTAATTAATATTTAATTAACAATTCATTTTTATAAAAAAATATATATTTATATTATAAAAAAATGCCTCGTGTCAATTTAATTGGTGCAAGTAATAGACAAACTAATAGTACTTGTGTGTTTGGTTCAATGGCTGGTTTAGCGCCAACTTCTAATACCAGACCACATATAACAGGATTACCTGGTTACAAATATGCAAGAACAGCAGCTAATGGTATCAACTGGGATAGTGGTGATACTTTATCAAGAGATGCTACCAGTTTAACTAACGGTTGTGGTTTTAATAGAGAATGTGCTGATGGAAGAAAGTGTGTTAAACATCTTAATTTCCCATATGTAAATGGTGTTTCTCATTATCCAGGTAAAAGACATTTTTAGATAGTATATAATATTTATATTATTCATTTATTTAATATAAATATTTTTTAAAAATTATTTAATATAAATATTTAAAGCATATAATTTTATATTATATACATTTAGCATTATATGAAATTATATATAGATTCGAGAGAACCTAAGCAAATAATTAATTTAATAAATAATTACAATAATAATGCAAAAGAACAATTTGAAATAATTATTAAATCTCTCGATTTAGGAGATTATTTAATAGAAAATGAAGATGAAAGTTTAATATTATTTGAACGAAAATCTTTAGCAGATTTAGAAGCAAGTATTAAAGATGGGCGTTATTCAGAGCAATCATATAGATTAAATGAATGTGTTATAGCAAATCATAATATTATTTATTTAATTGAGGGTTCTATAATAAATTATAAAAATAAATATTTTGTAAATAGTTTGTATTCATCTTTATTAACATTAAATTATTTTAAAGGGTTTTCAATAATAAATACAATTAATAGTGTTGAAACGGCAGAAATTATTTATAGATTTGTTAATAAACTTTTGAGAGAAAAAAGCAAAAAAGGCTATTATACTAATTATATTAAACAAAATGAAGAAATTAGTTCAGTTAATATTGAGAGAAAAAATGAAAATAATGAAAATAGTGAAAATAGTAAAAATAATGAAAATAGTGAAAATAGTAAAAATAATGAAAATAGTGAAAATAGTGAAAATAATGAAAACAATAATATAAAAAATGATTATGTATATGCTTTAAAAACTTCTAAAAAATCTAATATAACTAAAAACAATATTAATATAATAATGTTAATGCAAATACCAAATGTAAATGTTGTTTCTGCAACAGCAATAATAGAAAAATATAAAACTTTAAAAGAATTAGTTGGAGCTTTAGAGAGAGATAATGACTGTTTGAATAACATGTGTGCTAATAATAGAAAAATATCATCTAATGTAATAAAATCTATAAAAGAATATTTATTAATATAAAATTTATTATTATATATATAATGAAATTTAATAATAAATTTTTAGAAAATTTAGCATATGGAATTTTAATATTTTTAGTGTGTTTTGTTATAATTTATACTTTAAATTATAAAGCAAACTTAATTCAAAATTTAAGTTTTAGACAAAAAACCAATCTAAATTCTAATAAAGTAGTTGAAGGTTTTAGCTTTCAACAAAAAAATGAAAAAAAATTAAAAGATGATGATATATTAGTTTTAATTGAGAGAAAACTAAAAGGTTTAACAGAAGAATTAGGTGGATCTAGTGGAACAAATGAAATAAAAACTATATTAAAAAATACTAAAAAAATCAGTGATTTAGAATGTGCAAAATGTATGATGTCTATGATTGATGAAAATAAAAATATTAAATCATTAGATATTGATAAATTAGCAAGTGATGAAGATAGTGAATTATGTATTAAATGTAAAAATTATACAGCATTATCCTCATCGATAAAAAATATAATTGATAGTATATAAGTGGGGAAATTGCCTTAAACGCAATTATTAATAGTGGAGGAAATTGCCTTAAACGCAATTATTTAACGTTGGAAAATTATATAATTATAATATAACATAGAATTATAATAATATTAATTAATAATGAATATAAAATATCCATTATTAATTCCAATAATAGGTCATGGTGCAACAGATTTTATTGACTTTCCCATTCAAACATTAATATATAATTTATTTTCTGCTATATTAGTATATAATTTAAATAGTTTTCAAAGAAAAACATTATTAACAAGTAGTTCTATTTTTCATATTGTACAAGATATTCCAAAAAAAATAATAATAAAAAATAAAATATATAATATACAAAATATTCGTTATCTAATAAGCGGTATAATTCATGTATTTTGGATTAAAAAACCGATATTAGCAAAATTACATTTATTATGTATACATACTCCATTACATTATTTACGTTGTTTTATAATAAAAAAAAATTATAAATTAAAATATAGTATAGGTGCATTTATAAGTATTATAGGTGCTATATTTTTACAAAAAAATTATGATCATTATTTCAATTTAAAATATGGAGAATTGTGGTGGATAGCACCAATAATTTCACATATTTTATTAAATTATAAAATTAATCAAAGCTTTATTAATAAAAAAATTAATTTTTATAAACATAATAAATATAAATATTATTTACAAAATAATATACATAATAATTATATATTAAATACTTAATATATTAAATACTTAAATCAAGTTATACAATTAATTTCATTTATATTTTTTAAAACCAAAGTTTTTTGAAATTGAATTATATTAATTTTTATTTTAAAGTTAATTAAATCATTGTCTTTATCATAATAAGGATTATAAATAGTACATCTATATTTTTTAATTATATTTTTTAAATTATTGTCTAATTTATAATTATATACATTAGTTTTGTCAATATATATATACCCAACTGCATTTAATTTACCATCTAATTTAACTTCTGATTCTAATAATCCTATTCTTTTATATTCGATATTTTGTTTACCGAGTAATGGTACATTTAATGTTGCTTTATATATATTATTTATTGGAGGTAATATATTTTTTATATTAGGATCTCTAATACTTAATATTGGTAAAAAAATAAATAATAAATTATTTATAATTAACATTTTAATATATAATATAATTTGTTTTAATATTTTTATAATTATTATTTTTTTATAATAATTATAAAATGCGCAATCGGAGAATTGAACTCCGGTCCCAACCTTGGAAGGGTTGGATGATAACCACTACACTAATTGCGCTATTAGTTAAATAATATAAATATTTTTTTAAATATTTTTTTTTAATCAAATTATAATAAAAGTATTAAATAATTAAATAATTAAATATTATGTTTATATACTTCACGTCCTTTATAATCACCTGCTTTTATTTTTGATTCTGTATATGCTTTACCTCCCCAATTTGTATCCATAGGATTTGCACTCTTTTCAGAAGTACTATTATATAATTTGTCTAAGGGTGTATCTAATCCTATATTTTGATTATGTTGATCATAACCTTGAAGCATATTAGTATTATATTTATTATCTGATTTTGGAGTTGAGTCTTTTGTAGCATCATACATTTTATTTTTTTCATAATATTCTTCATTTTCTTTTCCAAAACTTATTACATCTTTAAATGGAACACCACCATCATTTTCAAATAATGATGGTTTAACTTGAATTAAATCATTATTTTGTGTATCAGTAGTATATTGTAAATATAATATTGGACAATTAATATTTTGAGATTTTTGCCAATCTAAAAATTCACTATATTCATCTAAGGAACTAAATTCTATTGGATTTACACCAGGAACAACTGCTAAATCACTATTAAATAAAGCAAAACGCCCATCTTTTTCAATTAACATATTAGGACAGCGTTTAGAAATATTGTCCATATTTTCTTTATTATCTTTATTTTTCATAGTTTCAAATAAATTATATGAATTAATATAATAATAACAACCAAAAACAAAAATAAATAATATAACTAATAATTTATAATTCATTTATTAATTTATATAAATATTATATTTTAGTTATTTAAAATATTTGTTTATATAAATGCAAATAATTGAACTAAATAATTCTTCTTTTGACAAAGAAAAAATTAAACAATTATTAAGTAAAAAAATATGTCTTGTTGGTATATTTAGTAAACTATGTATTCATTGTCAAAATATGAAACCTCAATGGGAGTATTTAAAAAAAAAAATTAAAAAA